TGATCCGCAATACCCGCATTGAGCATCTCAAGTGCTTCTTGCTTACGGGCTACCATTGAACGGGGGCTCATTTCTTTAATAGAAATATATATATTCTTAAGTGAAGGTAATGGGTTTTGCCCTTGGAATTGAATTTCACTTTTCTCTGCATCAATAACGGCTCCTGCCATTTCGAGATTCAAATCAGCTACGGGGATACTTATGGGATTATCCATAAGTACTCTAACCGCAGAAGCCAATACAGATTTATAACAACCAGAGAATGCTTGTTCGATACCCCTACTTGGGTTAGTCATTGCCTTGTTAATCTGTTCATCAAGGAATGAAAGCCCCACCGCAGAATCTACACGACCCTTCTCACGAATAAGGTCTTGTACAGGATTCATCTTATCTATAAGGTCTTTAGCAAACGCTGCTGTCTTACCGGGAATATCCCCTGCATTGTGAGGAGTAATATTGAAAGGTCGGAATGTTTCTACCACAGGATCGGGTTCAAATGGAAGAACCCTCAATCCCGAACCCACATCCCGTAGCATTGCTCTATCATTAAACTGACCTTGAGGCATAACAAGTACACCATATCTATCAGTATCTCTAACATTATTAAAGAGCGACTTAAGTAATCGTTCCATCTCTCTACTTAAAGAGAAAAGAAGATCAAAAAGCCCTGCTCCATGGAATGTTCCGTTCTCGATAAACCTCGCAAAACCAATTGGGCAATAGACTTCTTGATCTTCAAAAGTCTCATCGTGTAATACGTGTTCACCACTTGTAACCACATATCTGTTTACTGTGTCCCCCACTCCAAACGTCCATAGTTCTCTAATCTTTACAATTGCCGCTTGGTCTTTATGAGGACTAACACTAGATTGACTCGTGTCGCTATGATATTTAATCTCTTTACCTTGTTGCCCCCCGCTCCCCTCGGCATTCTCCTCAATCTCTCCGATGTTGGATTCCCACCACTCCATCTTCTTGAGATTCTTACCTAGTTTTTTACTAAACATTTCTTCTAGAAATTCTAGAGGAACGGTTCGTTGTCTCATCATCCCACGAGTTTTTGTATAGTCTGCTCCTAACGATGGGAACGGAAAGAGTTCTCTTGGATGTATAACCTCAAGATCTGCAACTAGACCAACAGTTTTACCATTGGTCATGTGCCCCGCTATACCACAAGAACCCAAAGATGTAAAGATGTGAGCAAATTGCGTTTTAATTTTATCTAGTTGGTCGTTAGAAACAACATGATCCATTAGGATCTGACTTAAAGCTCTTTCTCTAATACTATTAAGAGATATACCTTTACGCACAACTTTAGGTCTAAGGTCTAACGAGGCTAACCTACCCGAAACTTTATCAATTGCTGATAACATTTCTTGAGACTGAAACTCCATGTTCCCCTCTTCATCTAAGTAGTGGGGGGATAATGCACCTGAACCGGGATCAAATACATCAAATCTACGAGCCCCCGCAAGGTAATGCCAAGCGAGGAGCCACATAATTTTCCTATACGACAGACGAGATTCCTCTCTATCAGCATGCTCGTCTATGATTCTTGCAAGGTCAAGTTTGTTTTTTGGTAGTTTTATGGTGTCTAGTGCCATCTTTTGCCTTTAATTTTTCCGCTGCAATACCCCTAGGCTTATAACCACGAGGAGTTTCTGTTTCTATTGTAATATCTTTTAGTTTAGAAATCTCGGGTATAACCTCAGTAGTTCTATTTTCGGGTACAAGTTGATATTCTGAATCCCCATCACGGGGTCCAGTACCGTAGTAGCATCTCATTAGTTTATCGAAAAATGCTAAAGGTACAACTACGCAGTTCTTATGTTCATACTCTTGTGGTGTTGTCGGTATCATCTGTAATGTTCCTATCTAAAATATCTTGTATTTCTCCAGCCCCCACTCTACTCCAATCGATGCCATGAGCGATGGGGGTGCCTAAATCTTTATCTATAACTTCCCCATCCTTGAGTCTTTCAAGTGCGTTTTTGTTCTCTAGTTGTAGTTTTCTCGCTTGAGAAAGCCTGCCCTTGATAACAAATTGGCTCATACATACACAATCCAACTCGTCATCATGTTGTAAACCACCATCTTTAGCATCCGGATTGAACTGTTCTATCTGATCTTTTAACCTTCTAGAAGGGGAATCCGCTTTCCATAAAGGTAATTTTATTTTGTCAAATTCGAATCTAAGTGAAAGAGATGCGATTTTAGTGGTCTTTTCTATCATTCCGGGATTTAATTTCTTAACGGCTGGTAAGTGGTTTACCCCCATCATCTCTTTAGCACGAGTCCTAACCAAAGAATCCAGAGTGTTGTAAACTCCCAATCCTTGTTTAATCGCTTCTATATGTATAGTAGGGACTCTCCAATGATCCCCCAACTTCATAACTTCTTTCAATAAGAGATCTTCTCGACATTGAGCACTCCACAAGTCTAATATGAAGAGTTCATTTTCTGAGTTGATACACATAACACATGCAACTTTAAAGTCAGAGTCTGCGGTCGCTGTGAAAGAAGTATCTACTGTTAAGAATAAACGGTTCATCTTTAGGAAGTCACACATGGGTTTCTTAATTAGTTCTTCACCAGAGTAATAACAAATTAATGTATTGCTTATATAAGGGTCGATATCTAGAGCGGGGTCTACCTGTTCGTACCACCAACCATGACGTTCCTTGGTGAGGTGGGGGAAGTATGTGCCTTCCCCCTCACCGGGTCTTGCCATATATTCAGCCAAGAAGTTGGGAGTGCCGATGATCTCACGTATTTCTTCTAAGGAAACTCTATCCTTAAGTCTAGGATCTTCTTCTTTAATCTTACGAGTGGCTGGCCACATGTCGGGCCAACACGAAATAACTGTCCCGTCTTCTTCTTCGTATGCCGCACGAACAATCATCCTCGACCAAAGATTGAATCGGGGGTCTGCTGCAATTTGTTCACCTGCTTTGTTCTGTTGAGTTTGTAGAGCATGCCAAGCATAGTGACGACGAGATACGAAAGTAGCCAACCAATCCACACCACAACCTGCCCGCATAACCATAGGTAGAACCACTTTGAAAAGAAGATCATCCATATACTGTCGGATGAGTGACATTGATGTTGATGCTTTTGGGTCATATTCTGGGTCATCCAATACGTAGCGTCTAGGTCGTCCACCACGTTGTCTTGATTCTGCGGAGATAGCTCGAAGCCAGCTCCCATTTCTTAGTTGCATCATCTCGGTTCCGAATGGTGCTTCACCTCTTTTTGGAACAAGACGATTATCCGGGAACTCTGGATTCCAATCATCATGTAATCTCTGGTTGTGTTGGAATTGATCCTTCAGTGCTTGACCCGTACCTCTTGCATTATCATTCGTAGATGTTGCGTAAAGGATTGTATACATTGGACGAGTCAACATTCGAAGTAAACAAGCCTTCCTTACAAGATAGGATTTAGCAGAACCCCGTGGTGCAATACAAATATTTCGTGGGGAAGAAGCCCACTGTTTCAAAATGTCATAGTGAAAAGTGGGAGTCTCTAAAGGATCATCATCATAGAAGAGAGGGTTAAAATCTACAGTCTCGTCTGCATGAAGATAATAAAGATCGAAAAATCTTAAGCTCGCAGCGAACGCTTCAGCTAATTGAGTGGGGGACTTGTCTTTTGCAGTCCACAAACGACAAGCATTTACTCTGGCTTTACGTTGTCCCTCTGGAGATAATTCTGGATAATCAACGGGTAAAGGGTAAAAGGGGTTATCTTCTTGAGGCACCCACAATGACATTATGTGTTACGCTCTGTTGCTACCGCAGTAAATGTTAAAGTGAATGCTATTCTTCCTAATGAGGCTGCTAACATTTGAGGGTCTGCTCCGCAAGAAGAATTGATTCTTAATTCTTTAAGGATAGGATAAAACTGTTCTCTTAAGTTTCGGTCGCTGTCGAAAAGGTTATTGAATGTTATCTTGTAAAGGTTCTCGAAACCCTCACTCCATTTCTCTACATCGTAAACACCTAAGTCTCTGATGGCGGTGGCTCCGAGTTGTAGGAACTCCATTGCAGTAGAGGTTTGTAAGAGAGATACTGCTTGATTAGATAGGTAATCTAACTCAGGCTTCTTCGTTACTTTCTTTGCTACTTTCTTTGGGACGGATGATTTCGTGCTTTTGCTCGATTTCTTTTTGGTTGTTGATTTCGCCATTTTGATTCCTCAGGTTAGTTAGGAGTGTTGACGAAGACATAGTACGACTAGTGTTCTCGTCAATCATTTCTGTTTGTTGGATAGTAGCAAACATACCGTTGTTGTTGGTGATTTCTTTCATAACAGAACGAAATTGTTTTAATGCCGCAAGACTTACCTTCGGATCCGGGTCTCGTGCGTGTTGGATGATAGTACCCATTTCCTCCATTAGATCAAAGTCGGATGCTTTAAGAGCTGCTGCAGCACCGTCTAATCCGTAGAAGGATGTTATAACATCCTCAGGAGTTGTCTTCTGGATCGTCCCCTGTGTCGGGTTCTTCATTAAGTTCTTCTTGCTCATATAAATCTAGTATACTCCCAGGACGCTTGGTTATGTCACCAAACACCCGAATTGATTTTTTAGTATAAGTGTTTTGGTATTCTTCGGGTAGTTCTGCCAGCCCTGCTCTTGCCATTCTATATGCAGCTTTTTGTGCTGCCTTCTTAACATCTGCTGTCATATTAAGACCTCCCATAGTTTTACAGGCTAGAAGTTCACACAGTAGAGGTTCTAAATTCTTTGCTACATATTGAGGATCAAGTTTGGAGGGCTTCTGCTTCCCTGTCGCTATCGATTGACATCCCGACACATAGAAGTCATCTTCCCCCACTCTAGTAATGGCTTTAAGTGCGAGTTGGAAAGAGTTCATCTCAACGTAAGTTGTTTTACCCATTTCAATTAACGGGACTTTAAGTGCACGACAAAATGATCGAAACGCTTTCTTCGTGATGTTTGTTCCAAACTCTTTGATATACCAATCTTCCGAGAGAAGTTTAATACCCGAGCCGAACCCTATATAAAATTGATCACTCATTATCGTGCCATTGGTGGTGCGTACCCGCCAGTTATTGATGTTCTACCACCTATTAGAGAATCTACATAGTCGTTAAGGGTTTCTTTGCCACGATTGAGACCTTCTTCAACACGACCACCAACTGCTGCTCCGGCTCCTCTCCATTCATCTGCTAGACCTCCCCAACTTCCACCTCGACTAGAACCGGGAATGTTAGGAAGCATATCTGAGAAGAGAGAAGGATGAGTAGCACCTTCTAATTTTTGGGGGAGTCCGAATGGGTTGCTTATTGCAGGAGGTATTCCTAATCTGTCGCCTAACCTAATGGATGAACCTATAGTTGGGTTGTACCAGTTTGCACCAATTCCCGTATTAAATTCTACACCTCCACCTTGAGCGGG